GATCAGAAGAGCCGACACCGTAACGGCGAAGCGGAAGAGCAGTTCCGCAGCGGCGAAGCCGGAGGACGATCCCAAATCGCCGGGTACCGGCGACACAAGCAACCTTGCGCTGTGGATCGCTCTGCTGTTTGCCAGCGGCGGCGCAGCCATCGGCACAGCGGTTGTCAGCAGAAGGAAAAAGTACAACAGATAATCGACTCGCGGGGCTATGAAAGCGTTCATCGATCAGGCCGCACAAATGAACCGCGCCGCATGACCTGCGAGGCGCGCAGGCAAGACGAACACAAAAAGCACTTTTCTGACAAGTTTGTATGGTGGAAGCTTTCCTTTGTGTGCTGTATAATGATGGCACAGACAAGGAGGTGGTCAATATGCTGGCAGAGAATCTGGCGCTCCTGCGAAACCTCCGCGGTATGACGCAGGAGGAGCTGGCGGCAAGGCTGAGCATCTCGCGGCAGGCGGTGAGCAAGTGGGAGACAGGGGATTCACTTAGTTAAAGATACCATTTGAAACAACTCGCACTTTAGCTTACAAATTATTATATTGAGCTTATTATACCAGCGCGAAATGGTGTCATAATCTGAGTACAATAACAAATGCGTAAAAAATAGGGTACAGAAATAAATCTGTACCCTTATTGAAAAGAAACCATCTCCATGATATATTTATATGCGGATAGCCTGAGCGCTTTCATAACAGAATCCTTCCACCTCCCGTATGGGAATAACGGTTCATCTACCCGAACCCGTCTGTTACAGCAGACAGAGCGCTTTGTGCGCAGGGTAGTAACTACGGAAGGAGGAAACTGCTATGGCGAAAGTCAAAGTAGAAGTGAAAGTAACGGTCAAAAAGACTGTGAAGCGTCGCGTCATCGTCCGTCGATGAGCGGTGTAGCTCAGGCTATTCATATTAAATTATCTGAAAATGTATTTGATTATTTGTAGGGTGCAGATTTGTTCTGCACCCTTGTTTTGTTTCCTCGTTTGAAGAAACTTCACCAGAATGGCTCTGGGTGATCTTGCCGATCTAAAATCACTTTCTGCTGTGCATCAGTTCAGCGATTCCGCTTGCATCATCCATCTCGATAATGCCAAGCAAATTCATTTCTGGCTGCACAACACTGTGCATATAACCGTTGCCGTTCATATTCTCGTAATCTGCAAAACACTCCCAGAATGTTTCTGACTCCATACGAGTCCACTCTTGACGCGGGTTATGCTCCTTACTCGTGTAATAACGATAATTCTGGAGCAGTCTGTCGCGTAGTTTATTACGCTCTCTACGCTGGGAGTTTTCTTCCATCTGCAATAAACGGCAGGTGTGTTCGTCCTGCGCCTTACGCAGCTCTTGGATTTCATTTTCCAGCTTTTCTTGAATCCTAATGCTTTGTTGACGATATTCGGGGTACTTACGCACAGCTTCAAGTGCCTCTTTCAGCTCTTTGTCCTTTTCTTTCTCGGCTTCATATTTCTTAATAAGATAATCTCTGATTTTCTTATAAGTCATGCCAAGGAAAACGGCTGCAAGAGCAACGGTAATCACATTAGAAACTGTAATATTCCCGAAAGTCTTTAGAAACTCTTCGAGTCCAGTCATAAAGTACCTCCAATCTGCTCAAACCTAATTAAGCTTTTGGGGCATTTACGATCTTGCTCATATTGCACAGACTATCAATCAGATCACTAATTGCATCCATGTCAATATCGTAGTCAATGGTATCAGCAGATGCCTTTACCATTGCAAGCACCCACTCCTTACGCTCAGCGCCGGTCTCAAACTTAGTCTCTGCGGTCTGCATAAGGTTCATTACCATATCCAACACCTTAGACCAGTTCTTTTCTCTGATTGCTTTCTGAACATATTTTACCAACTCAACTACAAGAGGAATTGCGGCAGCTAAACCGGCCAGAGCAGAAACAAGAATCTTTACCCATTCCATATTGCGTATCCTCCTAACAAATAAAAAAATAACAGTAGCCGGCAGACTACTGTTATCTTCTCAAATTAAATAGCTGGACTTTCCCAGCTCGATCCGTCATCATTTACTGCGTCAGACATTGCCATTGCAAATTTGATGCCGTCTCCATTTCCACCAACATTTTCAGCTTCGCTTTTATGAACGATTTTACTTAGCACAATGCTACAAGCTGTACCAATCGGCGTAAATACCACCGTCCAGCACATCAAAGCGCCAGTATATCCGGTTCTAATGCTTTTGTTGGCAAGATAAAAGCCGCCAGCCAAGCCAGCAGCCAAAAACAAAAGTATGTAAATTGCAAGCCGATTGCTAAAGCCAAGCGAAACAAGATGATGGATAAGACCTTTCTTTTTCTTGCGACGCTTCACTTTACGCTTAACAGCCATTACGCTTTACCCATCAATTTTGCAAAACGATAGAATAGCGCTGCGGCCTGCTCTCTCGTAAGCTGATCTGCCCAAGCATAATTCGGCTCTCCATTTGCATTGTTTCCAGTACCACCAATGAGACCGTTTGCGATTGCCCACTCACGAGCGTCCTTACTCCAAGTACCACAATCGTTGTCCTGAAGCTCTGCACGATACTCTTTCATCAACTCTTTGAATCTATCCAAAGTCATATCTTCATCCTCCTGTTCTACACTTTCACCAACAAGCGACCAATCTGGTCTACCGTACCCACAAATATATGTAGCGGTAAGATTATAGGATTTGGCTCTTACGCATCCACCATTAGGAACAACGCCAGAAGCGCTTGATGTATTTCCCTCAATCGTATAGACTTTGCCATTTCCAACAGCAATAACAAGTCCGGTATGATAAGATGTCTTTCCGCCATCGTTGGTAAAGAAAATCTGATCGCCGGCCTGAGGATTGCTTTTATGGAACTGGTCTTTCTGCTTATAATACTGAACAGAATAGGTACATCCAGCTCCAGCACCGCCATATGGCTGGCACAGAAGCTTCATCGCAAGATTTACGCCGAATGTCTTGATAAAGCACCAGTCAACAAAAACATCGCACCAAGCATAGCCGTTCTTTTTGCCATTGTAAATGTTTCCGATGTTATCCAAATCACGGGCGTACTTTGTCCAGTTGTTGCTACCAGCATTCGCAGTTTTGCTATCAAGCTGGGCATTCGTTGCCTTTTCCAAATAGCCCTCTTCTGCTTTTGCTGTCGCAATAAGTCTTTCAATCACAGTCAAACTACCAACTCCTTCCTTTGTCGTACTCTGTGCAAACTCGTCATAAAAAGCTTGTCCATAGCTTGCACGTTTGTTTTGAACGGCTTCGCTTTGGTTAGCGGGTCGTTCATACTGTAATAGCACAGCGTTAGATGCTTCAAAAACAGATGTTGCAGACTGCAGCGTTTTCCATACAACAGAATATCCGGAAAGCTCCTTACAGAGAAATTCAAGCTGCATGTCCAAATCACCGATTGATTTTCCAACGCTTCGTGCATAATTCAACAGGTTTTGCTTACGACTCCAATATGTCCATTGGGCAAGTCCATAACCAGCAGCGTCCTTAACGAAGTTTGTATAGCTGCCATTATCAACGGCTTGCGTATAGCTTTGATCTGTAAAATTAAGCTTTTTCTCGTATGAGTTTTGAAGATTGATAGGGCTTAATCCAGACTCAGCATATAGATTACCCATAAGACCGGCCACACCAAAATCAGTAAAACCTTTTGACTTTAAGAATTTCCAGATTTTTTCTTCATTCATTTATATCACCGCCCTTAAACCAGTGTATAATGTGGCTTCTCTTCTCCGAAAAACCAATATCGAAAATAATCATCAAGTACAATAGCTACGACAGACAATCCAACCCACGCAAAGAAAAACGGCAGGCAGATTTGCCCCATCAAATTAAGCGGTAACTTTGAATAGTCCCAGACATTTAATCCAAGCCAAATATTCACAATTAAGCCTGTAATAAATTCAAGAACAGTTACAAGTACGCCACCGATTAAAGCTTGCCATACAATACCAAGCTCCCACGGAAACAGTTCGTTGATTAAGCCAATAGATACAAAACACATACCACCAAGAATAAACATGGAAATATGACTATGACCACGCCAGAGCAATTCAATCAAAACATAGGCAGCACCGCCAATAACAAAAAGTGCTACCAGTTTGAAAAATGTTTTCAGATTACGCATTTGCCGCGCTGCTCAGACGAGCAATAATTGCTTGCATTTGTTCATTTGCAACAGCAAGCTTCTCATTCATTTCGGTATTATACGGATCTGGCAAAGTCATTCCATATACAATTGATGTAATAGCTTCAACACTATCCAACGATTGTACATAGGCTTTCAATTCATTGTGATATGTTGTCTGTGTAGTAATAAGCGTTTGCGCAGCAATGTAAATCGTTGCGATTTCCGATGCTGTATAAATACGGCAGACTCCACCATCAGCCTGATAGGGAAACTCAGTTCCACCAAGTTCAACAACACGGAACAGGTTTGCGATATTTGCCTGATCTTCCGTACTTAAATTAAAATGCACTGTTTCGCCATTGAGAGTAAGATCAACACCGTTTACAATAGTTTCGTTGCAAGCAATTGAAATTTCTTTCAACTTTGCTGCACGTACAATCGGCAGAGTATCTTCACCACCAATAATCTCAACAGCATCATCAAGCGTGATCCAACCATTTGCAACGGCTTTAAGCAAACCATTCGCACTAATACACGGTGTAATACCAGCCTGCCCATTTTGATATAGTTCTTTAAGCTTCTCTTTCATTGTTATCCCTCCAAAATCGTTTGAATCATTTCATTGATTGCAGACTGTTGATGGGATACAGCAGTCCCACCATCAACTTCGGAAACAATAACGGTTTCTGCGTCTTGGATTTCATCATGACCAATCAAACCATAGGTTGTACCATCAAACACAACACCAGTTGCATTCTCTTTTTTAGCAATGGCAAAATCGCCGCCACTACCAATCTTCACATAGGTAACAGTCTCGACCATTCCAAGTTCTTTTCCATCTGAAACTTTAACGATACGATACATTTATTTGCCCTCCTTTACTCCAATCAGATTTGCAATATACCGTAGTACATCAACATCGGCATTATAAAAATCATGATTCCAAAGCCATGTATCGTCGCAGTCTTGGCGACGGTATCTTTGACAAATGGAATCATTTTCTACCTTTTCACAACGCTCATCGTGCTTTGCGTCCTTTTTCTCAAGCGCAGCCTTGATACTGCTCGTAAGCTTTCCTCTGAGCATTCCATTACCATCATCATTTCTGGCAAAAAACTGATGCGCATTTCGGGAAAACACACTACAAATTTGCTTGCCATTATAGTAAATGACATTGCCAATAGACTCGCATTCACTCATGGCTGGAATATTCACGCTGCCACAAGCAGAAGTATGTCTAAATCTTCTATGTACAATGTACTGCATCTTTTAATCTCTCCATTGCTCTGAAATTTTCTATGTTTTCTGCTGAAAAGCCATAGATAGCATAAAAGAGCCGCCGCAACCTCAACACTCGTTGATGATTTTGGTAGCCCTCTAAATACGCAAGCATTCCATTTACAGAAGTCCATAAATCTTCATAGGACATTTCTCCGTTTTGTACTTTCTCATAGAATGCTTTGATTTTGTGTCTGGTTCGTTTGAAACTTCCTCGATTGCCAGTCACAATAACACGACCGCTTTCCGTTAGGGTATATTTCGCCTTACAATAACGAAACGGTTTGGAGAGCGGGACAATTCTGGATTTTTCTTTACTGATCGTCAGATCCAGTTCCGACGCTTTTTGAACAATAAGACGCATGATCTCCTTTGGATCTTGATTCGGAGGGACTATGATATAGTAGTCATCCATATAATGACCAGCGCACTTAATAGAGAGCTGGCATTTAATGTAGTTATCAAGCGGAGATGGAAAAGCAATCATTTCAGCCTGACTCGGCTCGACTCCAAGCGGCATCCCCTTATCACCGGTACTTGATGCAACGATATCATCACCAAGCTTTCGTAAATCATAATCGTGAATCAGCTTGTCGTGACGAGCATAAATAACACGGTGCGATGCGCAATGCACCCAATTTTTATGATCTGGTAAGCAAAGCCCAATTTTCGTTGGTAGATATAATTAGCGGTCTTTGTCGCTCTTTAATGTATTTGTCAAAAGACCGTTTTCGGAATCAATCAGCTCACCAAGCGATTGCGCCATATTTTCAAGAATTTCTTTTGCTCTTGCTGGCTTAACTGGATTTCCATTTGATGTTGTAAAGCATCCCTCCGGATTCAGCATCATAATGTCATAGCAATGAGATAGCTCAACATCCAAAGCCATCAATGCAGCTCTTGATTCTAAAAGGTGCTGCTTGCGCAACTCCTTTCTGGTATGATCCGATGGAAAGATACTGTTTGCCTTTTCTGCATTCACGAGAACTTCTGACGCAAGATG